TTGCCAAATCTTTTAATGCTAATAGGCTTATTGTGGACGCTACGGGTATTGGCGGGGCGATTGAGCAAGATTTAAGAATGGCTTGTATACCTGATAGTATACATTTTATTGGATTTGTCTTTACTGGAGGTCCAAAAGGTACAAAAACTCAAGTTTATAGAGATTATGTGTCTTATGTGCAACAAGGACAAGTAAAAGTGGCAAATCCTGACAATTTACCACCAAATGAGGCTAAATTAGTGAGAAAATGGCTCAGAGAACACATAGATTTAGAATATGTGATGGATATAGCTAATAAAACAGAGAAAATATCTGCTCCAGATACAAAACATGATGATTATTGTGATAGTTCAGTTATGGCTATACACGCAGCACTTTCTATGCTTCCAGCAGAGGGTTCATTTGCTTCTGTTAGTATAGAGAATAAGAAAACCTATAATAACAGGGCTTCTAGCGCATCTAGAGGAGGTATAGGTTTGATTAGGAGTAGAACACGTAATAATACCTTCAAAAAGCATAGTTTGAGAGGTATTTAGGGAAAACCTTTATATAGTAACACACTATATATTATTGTGAATTGAATGGCTCTCCAAGATTATTGGCCTTTTAATAGGCGAACATTCGCTTCAGTTGGAAGCAACCCGTCATATAAAAAAGACGAACCTCGCAGTTATGGTGAGGGAGTAATTAAACGTCTTAAATTAACAAATAGATATGGTGGTATAGGTGGTGGTGACTTCGAAAAACATATAGGTGACCCTAAAACTTATATGAATGTATATTTAAGCGACCCATTAGTGAGAACTTTAATAGACCTTCCTTGTCTTTATGCAAGTAAAGATGGTTGGGATATAGTTACTGATGATGAAACTTTAAGAGAATCTATAACTCAAATGTTTGTAGATATAAATATAGACCAACTTATTTATGGATGGTTACGAAACGCTAGAATTTTTGGTACAAGCTATTTAGAATGGACTGGAGACAATTTAGTACTCCGTTCTTCACAAAACATGTTCATACAGAGGGATGAGAATGGTCAAATTAAATACTACTACCAAAGAATTGGGCAACCTGACGAAGATGTACGATTTGAGGAAGACGAAATGGTACACTTACTTAACAACACATTCGATGATTACGCTTATGGTCTTTCTGACATCCATCCAATTCTTTATTTGGTTGACCTCAAAGATTATGCAGAACGGGACGTTGGAACTGCTCTCAATAAATACGCTGTTAGTAGGTTTGATATTAGCGCTGGACTCCCCGATATGCCTTATGGTCCTGATAAAATTAACGAGATTGTGGACGCTTTTAATTCCTTGGAACCCGGCGAAGACATTATTCATGGTAATGATATTGTTGTCAAGGAGCTACAAGGAACCCAAAGAGCATTCGAATATGGGAAATATATGGATGATATTACAAAAAAGATTCATATGGCACTTAAGGTACCCATAACAATGTGGGAGAAACCAGAACAAGCAAGACCTATTTTCGAACCTTATGTAAGATATTTACAAGCATCCGTGGAAGCTGCACTCAATTCGCAGTTACTTCCGCAACTTGGGGATGCAAAATTTAAGTTCCGCCAAATCAATGTCGATGACTCCTTCGTAAAGGCTAAGACAGATATGGTTTACCTCGCTGAGGGTGTGCTTTCACCTGAAGAGGTAAGAATGGAACGTGGTATGAATCCTGCAGGAGTTTCAGAAATGCAGGACACTGCTGAAAACGTTAATGTTTCTGGTGGTAAAGACCAAGATAAGAAAGAAGAAAGTAAGAGAACCGAGAATCGAGGTAATCAACCAGCAGCAAATGCTTCAGGAGATAGAAAAAAGAATGAGTGAGTACGAAAAGTGCAAGTTAGAAACATCCCAAACCCTTAAGAAGAGAGGTATTGAGGATTATGAGGACATGGCAGCAAATATGTGCAAACTATGGGCCGATGATAATGGTGTAGAGCGAAATTTCGCTAGAGATAGAACAAATGAGGAACAAACAAGAAGTTTTGCTGTAGGAGTTGGAGAGCTTTCTATGGTAGAAGATTTTGTAGAATTCCCTGTTACAGCTATAACATCTGGCCTTCACGATGCAGAGGGAGACCAAAAGGTTTATATAGAACCGTCCATTATAACTAATAGTGTAGGAAACTTTAAGGAGCTACCTATATACTATACGCACCAGCGTACACCCGAAGATTTAATAGGTAAAGCTATTAATCCAGAGGTAATTGAAACGGACGATGGAAAGACAGCTATTAAAATGCTGGCTAAAATCGACAAGAATGCAAATGAAAGGGCACGACAAGTGCTTGATAAGGTTGACGATGGCGATATTACGCATGTTAGTATTGACTGGTCTTCAAATGACGTTGATGTCATGGGAGAACCTTTCGCTACTGATATACGACCCGCCGAAATAAGTTTTATTGATAATGAAATTGCGACTCCTGTTTGTGAGTCTTGCACGATTGATGGACCTTGCGAGGACCATGAAGGAACAGAAGAGGAACCATGCTGCGGTATGGACGGAAAGAAATGTGAATGTGACGACTCAAAAGAGGACACAAATATGACTGAAGAAACAGTAAATAAGTCAGATGCCGAAACTATTGTGGAGCGAGAGTTCGCCTCAGTAAAGAATGAACTTGCAGATATGAGAGTATCATACGAGGAAGTTAATTCTAAATATACTGATGCATTAGCAACAATCGCTAATTTTGAGAAAGATGTTGAAGAACGAGCAGTTGCAGAAGCAAAAGCACGTAAAGGAGCATTTATTTCAAAAATAGTAGCAAAGGAATTAGTTTTAAAATCATTAGATGATGAAACTAAAAAAGCTCGTGAAGAAGAACTATCAGCTTGGGAAGAAACCAAACTAGATGGTTTTGCATCTGCTTTGGAAGCAATTCCAGAAGCAGAGGCTTCAGAACGAACTTTCGGCAAGGGTAAAGCCCATGACGAAGAAGACAGCCCAGTAAAGGCTGAAGAAACATCCCGTCTATTCGCAATGAAAGATGGAAAAATATCCTTCGATATAGAAGGACTAAGAGGAAACTAAATATGGCAACAGAAATATTAGTAAATGATGGTGGCGCTCCAGCAAGGATTATACCTGTAGTAGCAGCAGCTGCCATAACAGCAGGACAAGCGTTGGCTTATTTTGACGTAGCAAGCAGCGATGCGAAAGTTAAACCCCTAAAAACAGGAACAACCGGAATTAAAGATTTCGCTGGAGTTGCATTAACAGATGCAGCAGATGGCGCAATGTGTAATATGATAACCGGAAGTGGTTCTATAGTTAGGATTCTTTGCACCGATGTAGCTGGTGGAGTTCCAATGATGCCAGATAATACATCTGGACAATTGAAGATTTTCGCAGCAACAGGAACTACTCTCTCTCACGAGCAAGTAGTAGCTATAACAGTGGAGGACGGCGCGGCTGGATTAGTCAAGTGCCGACTTTGTTAAGGAGATATAAAATATGCCTATAACAGCATCCAGTGGACTTTTAACATCAACAAATAAAGGAGCAGTTGACGGTGGAGTAGGAGAGCGCGTACTTGTAGATTACAAAGACGCACTTGGTGATTACAAAGCAACAGACCTTCCAGTTATTCAGATGTTTGCAGAGTCTATGACAACAGATACAGGTGGGGACATTGACCTTTCCTTCGCATTACCTTCTATGAAAATGGAAAGTATTGATGAAGGAAGCACTCCCGCATACCAACACACAAAAATGCGTTCAGAGCGTGTTTCAGTGAAGGAATACGGAATTGCAGTCGGAGTAACCCGCAGAATGATAGAAGATTCAAGGTTCAACGAAGTTGAGCTTGCATTAAACGAAGCACGTAAAGCAGTGGACAGACATATAACTGACCACTTCATTAAGGCTATGTTCGGAATACAGAACGATGTATATGGAACTATCGCAATTGACCATTCTAGTGGAGACACAGAAGCAGGAATTACGACTTTCTCAACGAACCCTACAGGGGGTTTCCTTGGTGACGGTCTAAGCGATGCAGCAGTTGAAAGTGGTAACGAACGTGTATATCCATATGGTAACGCAAGTACAACCCTTTTGAAGAGAACTCATTATGTTAATGATGGAAATGCAGCTGGTTCTATAGCACTCGCTGATGTATTAGATGGTATTGAGCGTATAGCTCAACACGGTTTTAATGCAGATACTATGTTGATTAGTCCGCTACATTTTAACGCACTTCTAAAACTTGCAGACTTCACCGCAGCATTTGTTGTTGGTGATGGAGCAAGTATAGTTGGTTCAGGCGACCACGCCAAACAGTCTAATTTACGTGGTACTTTCGTTGAGGGTACTAATCAAACACGAGTTGTTGGAAATCTTTATGGATTGAAAATTGTTTCTAATCCTTGGGTCCCAACAACCAAGTATATGATTACAGACTCCACCGCAAAACCATGTGCATACGTCGAAAGACGTGGTTTAACAGTTGAAGAAGCTAACCCCGGATTCGGAATTGTTGGTTCTTACCTATCTATGAGATATGGTTTGAAAATCATCAATGCGCTTTCTTCAGTTGTTGTTACTAACGCATAAAGTTAAAGTAATTTAACTATAAATCATACGCAAGGTTATGGGGAAGAGCCTTAAGTCTTCCCCAAAAATATGTCGATTCATTCCCTAGGGATGCGACTTTAAAAAGTAAAAGGATATAAAAATGGCACTAAAAGATACTCGCGGAGGACGCGAATTTGAAAAATTTGTAGCTGATAGCAGTGGCGACACTGCGTTAAGAGTTACATCTACAACTTCAGTAACTTCATCTACTTTATCAGTTGCTGCAGATGCTACCCCTACAACTGGTGGTACAGCATACTCATCAAATACTATTTTGGTTGGCAAAGGAACATCTGGAGCTGACGCTAATGTTGATGTTAGTGGTAAGAGTAGAATAGGAATTCAGATTTTTAATATGGGTGATGCAGTCGGAACATTTAAAGTTTGGGGTAATCTAGTAACAGGTGGTAGTGGAAACGTTACTGCTGGAGATTACACACAAATAGGTGACGATATTGAAGTAACTAATGGTTCTAGCGCATATAGAGCTATATCTACTACACCAATTAAAAATATAGGTGTATCAGGAACCACTGGTGGAACTTGCACCGCAAACGTTTATATAATGGCAGATTGAGGTAAATTTCTTGGAATTTATTTATAGTCCAGCCAGTCGCCCCACAGCTAGCGAAAGCTTTTTTGGTGAGGTGGCCTAATGGCTACGAATACTTGGTCTGGAGGCACAGATAATTGGAATGATGCAGCTAATTGGACAACAACTGGAGCAACAGATAGAGTTCCGATAACAGGTGATGCTGTCGTTATTGATACGAGTGGAGCCACAGTTACAATGGATGTTCACATTGCATCAGGTCAGACTTGTGAATCTCTTGCAAGTCTTACAATAATAGAAGGGGAGTTAGATACTTCGGGAAGTAATTATGCACTTACAGTAACAGGGAAAGTAATACTTGGGCCTAATGGTGGCTCAGATTTAGGAACATTAACTTGTAATGCTTCGGATATTAGTATAGGCTCTGGATATACATCAGATTATTCTCTAATGGTTAAGGGAGGTGGAACCTTTGTTGGAGGTACTGGAACACATACAATAGGTTCGATATATCAGAGTAATAGTGCTGGTGCTAAACTTACACTAACAGACGATGTTACTACTATAAATGCAGAATATTCAGGGCATGATTTAGCAATATACTGCTTAGGTGCAGATTGCGCTTTTGCACACGGTGGTGGAACTGTGTTAATGAATTATTCAGGAGATACAGGCATCAAAGAAGATGGAGGAACTCTTGCATTAAATAATTTAACTATAAACCATGCAAGTGCAGATGTAACTTTAGGTTCTATATTGACGGTAGCAGGAGCTTTGACAATAACAGCAGGAGAGTTAGATACTTCGGGAAGTAATTTTGCACTTACAGTAGCAGGAGATGTAGACATTAATGGAAGTTCCAGTGTTCTTACTACTAATGCTTCTGCGGTTACAGTACGTGCTATTTCTACCACGAGTAGCGGACTCTATAACGCAACTACCCACGCCAACGGTACTA